TGAGAATGTACTTGCCATTTTTTTACCTCTCTAAAATATATCTTTTTTTGTTATTCAAGCAACACTTTTTATGCTGCGTCTACCTCTGTCCATGTGTTACTTGCACCTGTAACAACATTAGCCCATGGTGTGGAAAAAGCATTACCTGCTATTATAGATAAGTCAATCCCTGTCACGTCAACAATAGCTCCTGCTTGAGGATCAGGAGTGCCTTGTGCAAAGCTTATCGCAACAGTAGAAACACTTACAATTACGCCAGTTCCTACCTCAACAGTTTCTGTCCCTGTAGCAAATGATGAAGATAAGCTTCCAAGGGTAACTAATGCATCTGCTTCTGCGACTGCAGTTCCTAGAGCTGCCGTCATGGTAACTGGCACAGGATCTATTTGTGTAAAAATATCAATGACAGGAGTTCCGATAGCGAAGTCTAATTGATCTGATGGCGCTATAACACCAACGCTACCCGCCGCTGATACGGTTACTCCAGATAGAGCAACGCCAACTGACAAACTGTCAAGAGTTAAAAGTGATGTGCCCGTTTGTGATGTGGTGCCTAAAGCACCTGTCATAGTAAGACTTGTAGGTGTGACTGTGACACCAGTTCCAACTTCTTGAGTTGTGGTGCCTAAAGATGTGGCCATTGTCACTCCAGTGACATCGACCTCAATTGTTATATTTTCATTCCATGCAAATGAACCCCACGTAGATCTGCCCCAACCAAAATCAACTGAGGCATCTACAGTTACGGAGCCATCACTAAATGATGTACTTAAACCTGTTAATTCAACAAGTGTACTATTCTGATCACCCCACGTACCTAGTCCCCATGTTCCATCACTCCAACCATTTGACATAGTAGGGATCCTTTATATTAAGAAAGTCTTAATATAGCACTGTCTTTATCGTTAGTAGGAAATGCGATTGTGAATGTACCGTTTGTTGATGTCTTTACACTTCCAAAATCAAGAACTGCAATAGCTGCGTTTGTAGCACTTGATGATCTATTATAGATCAAAGCTGCTTGAGCAGAGATTGTTGCAGATGTAAAGCTTGCATTTGCAAAGTCAACGAATGCTGTTGATGCTGTAACACTAGTTGCTGTTAATCCAACAGTTGCGCCTGTTAAAGTTGCACCGCCTGCTGCATATGTTCCTGAATTGCCTACTTCGTTTGTGGCTGAGTAGGCTGTTGTGTT